ACTTCATCTGCAACATCATATGGAATGTTATTGTCTGTTAATAGTTTTTCAATAGTTTCTTGAATAGCAACCTCTTTCTTTTCAGTTACTAATTCAATTTCATAATCGTAAGGTCTATAATAAGTAATTCCATCTGCTTTAAAAGTATCTGGACTTACTTCTCTATAAACAACAAATGGTAATGGTATTTCTTTGTTAGATACAAAGTGGTCATAAGCAACCGGAATATTTAATGTTTTTAATAACTCATATATTTCTTTGTGTGTCATATTAACCTCCGTTTTTGATTATTTTTTCTACATCTTGTTCAAATTGTCTTACACTCTTCTCTTCAACTGGTTTTATATGAACTTTAGGTGTTGTACTACCTCCACCTCTTTTTGCATGTGGTCTTTCAAGTAAATGTGTTAATTGGTATTTCTTATTATGAACTACACACTCAACACTACCTCTATTCTTTTTAGTGGTTACTCTCCAACCTTTTGCATACTCTCCAGTTCTTTTTGGAGATACGAGCTTTAACTCATCTCTAGCACTTTGTGATACTTCTTCAGCATCTTTAGTTATTGCTTCTTGAATATCTAAAGAATAATCATTTAAGATGTCTTTAACATCAATTATGCTGTCATATTTATGCACTTATACTCTCCTGATTAACACCAATTTTTCTTGCACATATCAATACAATATCAAACTTATTCTTTGGATCAACTGTTCTTATAACAGCATACCTTTTACCATTGTAATTTAGTTCTGTTTGACCATCATAATCTAGTCTTTTCATAACAAACTCACAACTTGGTGTAAGTCCTGATTCAACTGCACTATAATATTCATTAGTTCTAATACTTTGTTTCTTTGCATATCTTTTAGTCAAACTAAAAGAAGATGTAGTAATGTTACCTACTTCATCTTCTTCTAGTGTTTTATTAACAAGATATATTATTTCCTGGTATTCCATTTCCACCCTCAATATATTCTGTTAAATGTCTTAATGTGTCTTTTTGTAAAGCATATGAATTGCTATACAACTCACTATTAACTACATCTAAAAAACTTAATACATAAGTAATTATTGCAGTTTCAATTAAACTATCTTGACTATCAACTAGAGTATCAACTATGCCAATACTCTTTAAATCTATTTTTGCAGATGCAATCCAGGTATTAATCATATCATCAAAATCGTTATGACAAATGCCTTGTATTTTTTTTATCTTTTCTAGCATAGTTTACCTCCTATATTAAATTATATTAAGCACTTACGCCTGGTTTTGCAAGTAAACAGAATGCTTTATCTGCTACTGCATCAATTCCTACATATCTTCTACCTAAGATTCTAACTAAATCTTGTGTCATTAATGTAGTATCATCATATTTTAACTCAATGCCTTCTCCTGATGGGTAATTTGCTAATGCACCATGGTTGAAATCTCCAACTATAGCATATACTGCATTTGCATTTGCACTACCATATGCAGGTAAAGTGTTATTAAATACAACTCTAGTACCTTCGAATATATCAACAGGGAAGTTAGCTTTGTATTGTTCTTCTTTGAATAATCCATAAGTAATCTTATTCATTACAATTGTGTAATCTCTTGCTTCATCACTTAAATTAGAAATTGCTTCTGCAATTAATCCAATACCAGGTGCTTTTGTAATCTTATTAGCAGATACTGTATCATATACACCAGTTTCTACATTAGCACTTAATGATGAAGGTAATTTAGAAATCTTATCTACTAATTCATCAGCACATTTTTTAGCAATTCTATAAGTTAATTCATCATAGATATACTCTAGGAATGCTTCTCCTCTTAAATCTAATACTTCATCACTTACAGAGATCCATTTCTTAATAGATACTGGTGTAAGTGTTACAACACCTAGTACAAGTGATTCTTCACTAACTGCACTATTTCCTTCTTGATGTATAGATGCATCTCCACCTGATACTTCAAATTGAACTTTTAGATTTCCTTTAACTGCTAGAGTACGAACTCTTGCCATTAAATCTTCACGATTCCATGCAGTTTTAACAATGTCATATACCATATCTGGTACTTCAACTGTTGCACTATTACCTGTTGCATAACCATCAGTAGTAATTAATGCTCTTAATTCTTTTTCATCTCCACTCTTAATATATTCTGCATATGCATTAATATATTCTTTAGAGTTTCTTAATTCTTTGTTGTTTTCCATTTTTCTTTCCTCCTTAACAACTTCTTTTACAGATTTTTCTTCCATTTCCTCTGTAACTTTTTCTTCTTGCTCGTGTTCTTCAATTTGAGTTTCTTCAGCATTAAGTGCTTCAACCTCTTCATTTAGTTTTTCAACTTCTTCTAGGTTGTCAGTCTTTTCTACTTCTTCTCTAATCTCCATCTTACGAGCTTCAATTTCTTCTTTTCTAGTCATCTTGACCTCCTAAATTGTATTTGCTATTTAAGGCATAACTGCCATTATTCCTCTCCAGGATTTATTAAACGATTTAGTTACTCTCCAGTAACAAAAAAACACCTCTCCAGGTGCTTTCCCATAATCGTATTAACCTAACTTTGTTAATAGTTCTTGTTTTGCTTTTTCTAGTTGTTCTTTTCTTGCTTTCTCTTCTTGTTCTTGTTCATATTGTTTTCTTAATTCATTTCTTCTTGCCATAAAATCATCATTTTTACTTGCAAGACTAACATCAGTATCATTATAAAATGGTTGATCTACTACTGACACATCAAATACTTTACCTATCTTTGTAATTGTTCTAGTGTCAGTTTCATAATCATACTCATCTTCTTCTACTGTAAATGCAAATGATTGTTTATCAATTAATCCACTCTTTATAGCATTATAAATGTTTCTATGTTCAGTAATATCATTTTGTAATGTTGCATCCATAAATAAACCTTTATCATCAACATTTAATTCTAAAGATTTATTCCTAGTTCTTGCTAATACCATAAAACTATCATTATGGTTATATCTTAAAACTACATCAGACATATCAGCATCATCAAATGCACCTTTTGCTATTAATTCAGTATAATCATATGTTTCTGGACTGTCATAAACTGCTGCATAACCTTTGATTTCCAATTTATCTTCTTCATTTTCTTCTGCTCTAAATTGGATATCTAACTTTCTAATTTCCTTCTCCTTCATCTTCATTACCTCCTTCATTTGTTCCTACACTTTCATTAACCTCATGATTCTGGTCTATTAAGAATACATCTCCATTCTCAATAGGTGCTAGGTTAAATACTTCTCTTTGTTCATTTATTGTCATTATGTTACTTGCATATCTAATTAACTCTATTTTTGTATTGTTACTTGCATATTGTAATCTATTACTTTCAAACATTATTTCATTACCATAATTCTTTTCAGTTGGTGTGAATATCTTATTAGTAAACTCTAAACTCATTTGTAAACCTATTGGTTCAAGAACACTTTCATAAAATGCATTCCATTCATTTTCACTATAACTACTTTGAATAATATTTCTATTGATTCCATAATAAGATAACACTTTATCATTGATTTCTTTGATTTGTTCATCACTAGCAGTAGTTGGTGTTATATGTATTGGTGTAAAATCAGTTGTTGCATCAAGTCCACCTATTCCTGATTTATCTCCATCTGCCATGAAATCTTTAATAAATTGGTCTCTCATTTTCTTAACATCTTCTGGTTTAAGTAAAGCTTTAGTTGTCTTTAATACACCTTTGATAGCACTTGTTGTTTTAATTGCATTAATGATACCCTCATCCATAATATGTTTCTTTGATAGTACCTTAACAATAGGTGTTGTACTGCCACCAAATAAACCATCTTCTCCAATGAATCTAGTTAAATGAATACAACTATCCATTGGTACATACTTTGACTTTCTACCAAATGTTAATTTCAAATACAATTTATCCTGGTATTCATAATACTTACCTTTGTTATACATTAATGGATATAAACCTAATACTCTTAAGTCATTATCTCTTTTAATATAAATAAAAACATCATTATATAACTCTAATGATGCTATTACTTGATAGTAGAATTGATATGCATTTTGATATTCATTTGGTTGCTTTGCTAGTAACTTATAAGTCCTTCCTTTAAGGTTTTCCATTTTACCATTAAAGTTCCTTATATGTTTTGGATGCATTTTAGCACCATTTCGTGCTATTGCATCTATACAAGCAAGCACATCTGGATCTCTATCATAATCTCCACTATATTTGGTAAATACTGCTCTATTATCATTCAGCAATTTAACCTCTGTATAGTTTTGTACATTGGTTTCTTCTTTATCACTACCAAATAATCTCTTAAACAAACTTCTTCTTTCCATTTTTTAAACCACCTCACTTATATAGTTCAAATACTCTTGTTGTTTATTGACATATATTACATATGCATCCATTAGACTTGCTACACCATCTATCCTTTGTCTTGCTTTTTCTTTTGACAACATTATATTCTCATTGTCATCAGTTTTTATTGCAGCATTAGACAAGTTCCATTTGGTTATTGGATTGTTGTTATAATTAATCTTCTTATCCATTAAATCTGCTTTCATTTGTTTTAGAGGT